TTTTAATGCTGTAACTACATCACACATTTTTTTGTTTATTTAACTCCTTCATCATTAGTAAAAATGGCAATTTGCCATGACCGTATTTTTCTATTTTTTCTTTTGGTTCAAATCCTAAAAATTGTAACCATTTTAAAGTCTTCCAGTTTCTTGAATCTACAAAATTGTAAATGTATTCAAATCCTTGACTCATTTCATCAACCCAACGAGGACACTCTTTTAAAAATTGTCTTGTATGTTTGTATAAGTCATTACTAGACAACAACCATACTACTCCATATTCAGGTAATTGACTTGGACAACAACCAAACATGCCTATTACACCTTCATCTTTTGTGCCTATAATAGAATATATCTTTCCTTTTTCATAAGTAAAAGGTTCTACTAAAGCTTTTAAAGGACTGGCATTGTTAGATGCTAGTATTTCAGCTCTGTCTTCTGCTTTCATTTTAGGAGCTAACTCCAACGCATCTGCTAATATTGCAGGTCGTACATATTTTTCTTTAATCATTAAATCCTTCTTGAACGTGAATGATAATATCCTTCTATCTCAGCATCAGCAATATACACTGGTAAATGAGAATCACTTTTTATATCCATTACAAATTCTGTATTTCTACATTGTACTGGAACTCTCAAAGTACCAGAAGCGATTGCAGGTTTTCCTACAATACTTGTTGCTGTACCTATAACATAACCATTCATTATTGTTGTAGATAAATCTCTGTTGTTAGGTGTTACTTCTACTTTAAAGAAACCACTGTTTTCAAAATTAAAAGATATGTTTCTTATTTGATAACGACCTGATGTAATAGCAATTAAACCTCTACCAGTATTTTCTCTAATATAAGGTGTAGACAATCTGTAAATAGAAGAAAACGGTACACCTATATATAATGAGGTATGATTACCTACTATAGTATATGTAGAACCTGTTGTGTTTGTGGCTACATAGTTTGAACCATCTGTTCTATCTACTGCTATTAATCCTGTTTTTGCACCTACTGGTGAAGTGAAAGTTGTTAAATTTGTTGACGCACTATACGTACCTGTAACTGACGCTTTTAAATCTAAATAAACACCATGTCCTAATGTTGTGTCTTTTAAATTTCTTAAATCTATTTTAAATAATTTTGTGTTAGTACCTTCTGCCGCCATTACATATAAAAAACTTTCTAATGACATAGCACCTAAAATCTTAACACCACTAAATTCCCATTTAGCCCACGCAGTTTGTACTTTTTCACCTCTATCAAAAAAGTATTTGTAAACAAACATTGTGTCTGCATTTGTTGGTGACACTGCTGTACCTGAAGTATATGGTGCAGTTTGTGAATCTGCTGTATCAGATGTTAATACTACAATAGTATCTTCAGTTGTATTACTAATAATTTGATAAGCATTTGTTGGTATTAAACTTTGTACTGAAACTGTAATATCTAATCCATCATTTGTAAGTGTATCATCATCTGCAAAATATTCTCTTATTGCAGTATTGTTTGTTCTTGCTTGTGCAAAGTATGCAAACTTACCTGCTGACACTGGTGTAACAGAATCATCATGTTCAAAAGAAGATACTTCATCAAGTTTAGCTGAAGTAGGTGATATAGTTTCACTTGAACTATCTAATTTATATTGTGCTGTATCAGAAAATAAAAGTAAAGACTCATTAAATCCTACAGAATTTTTAAGTGTATTTACTTGTGTACCTGAAGCCGCAATATCAATAGGGTCAGTATCTAAAACTTGTGTTGTAGTTGTTGCAAAGTAATTAAAGAAACTAGCATTTTCTGTAAATATTAAATTTTCACCAGATAGTATTCCTAATCTGTTTTTATAAAAAGTTAAATTATTTATTTTTTTACCTACAAAACTAGGGTCAGCATTTGTATCACTATCTCCACATACTCTATCTGTCCAATCTAATTGTTTAAATGTAAATGTACCATTATTGTTATTAATTAATGCGTGTGGCATTGTAGAATTATCTAAACCTACACTTGTTGCAGGTGCAATAGTTTCATTCCAAACACCATTACCTTCAAATTTTACATAGTAATCAGATAATGTATCTCCTTCATCACCAGTAATTTTTAATATAACACCAAGTTTACCATAATAAGGTAACTTAGAAAAATCTTGTATTTTATCTCTAACAGCATACATACCTGTGTTACCTGAACCGTCTGCTGTACTTACTGTATAATTAGCATTGTTGTCTGTAGGTTTTCCATAAATTACAGAATCAAAACTTTCAAATGTAAAATGAGATGTAAAACCAGAATAGTTTGCTAATCCTTGTGAACTAGAAACAGTTGCTCCTGTATCTGTTCTTACAGTTTTAAATCCAATACCATCAGCATTACTATCATAGTGAGAACTTGCTGTGCCATTTAAAAGTATATCTTTAATTTTATCTGTGTCTCTAAATTTACTATCAGTAGAAGCATCATTACCAGTTGGAAGTTGAAATCTTACTTCTAACTCTTGAGCCATGTTAGGGTGTTTTAATGCTACTTTATATTCTCTACCATAGTTTGTTAATTTAACATTTATTAAAAACTCTTCTACTTTAGCCGCACTTGTAGTTGAATCTGCCGCTACTGTTGTAGCTGTGTTTGCAATAAAAGTAAAATCAGCAATGTTTACTAATTTAAAATTAGCTTTAGGATTTGTAGATGTTAAATAACTTGAACCACTTTGAACTGTAACAGTTTTAACATTTCCTTCTAAGTCCCAAACTTTAACACCACCATTGTAAAATGCTACAATATATTGGTTAGACTCATCTCTTTGAATAGACCAAAATTTAGTTTTATTAGAATATAAGTTAGTAGAATCTAAAGTTGCTACATAGTCTAATGAAGGTCTTTTAGATAAACCTTCTACTATACTATTTTGAAAATTAACTTGGTCTTCACCTTGATTTATTCCTCTTTGAGTAGGTGTCTGTTGAGACATACCATTAAGAAAATTAGGTATTGACTGTGATACCACACCACCCATTAGTAAGTCCTTCTAGTTGTTCTGTTAATTATTGAAAACGTATTTGAATCACCATTAAGAATGTTAATATCTGACTCTTGAGAATCTGCTTGATGAAATGACATTAATGCTTCATTCTCATCTTGACCAATTAATTTTGTAATTTGTGAGTCACCTATAAATCTTGACGCAAATCTTCTTGATGCTTTCATTGTTATATATCGTCTTGCGTATTCTGGGAGATGTTCAAATTGTTGAACTAAGACTAAGTCAACTGAACTAGGTGCACTTGTAAATACATCAGTATGTTTTTCCATGTCATATAAAAAACCATTTCTAATTGTATAATTGTAATTTCTGTATTGTTGGTTTGCATCTGCTTTTACACAGTTTGCAGGTAAAGGAACTTTGTTATCACTATCTAAAGATAATGATTTATAATTTGTGTGTGTGTTAAAATTCCAACCTTGAGATTGGATTGACATAGATGTTTCGTCAAGGATATTTTTAGCGACAGATACATCTACAGTAGTTGTCCCTGTAATTGAGTTTACTGGAGCTTCTCCAATAGTGCTCAACATAGTGTTTACTGCTTGTAACTCAGTAGTTGGTATAATTTGTGTTGTCATTTTATCCTTTTAAATTAAAAATAGAAAAGGGGGATTTGACTCCCCCTAATCTAAGTATAAGTAAAGAAACGATTACGCTTCTTTAATGCCTACAGCCGCTTCTGGTCTTAATACACCATGACCCATAGCATATTTAGCAACCATTAACGTACCTTGTCTTCTTATATCATACTCTTTCTCTACAGCTAAGTCCATTAGCTTAACAGTACCAACCGCACTTGGGTGTGATACTAGAGCAACGTAGTTAGTTAAGTTTACAGCTTGAGGGTTTGAACCACCTGCTGTAGCTGAACCTTGGTCTACGCCTGAGTTTACATTAGAAGCTACAAAGTGTGCAACAGGTACTAATTCAATACCTGCAATTTTAAGCACTTTACCTTCAGCGATTGAACCGTTACCACTGAAATCAACATTCACTGCGTTTGTAGCGTTTGCTAATTTGTAGTATTCTTCCAATCTCATAAAGCATTTTCTGCCTTCTGAAGGAACGTAGTTTGCATCTAATTGTTTTGCCGCACCAAATAGTGCATCAATCATTGCGTTAGCCGCAGTAGCGTCTGTTGCTGAAGCGATACCAGTATTAGTGATAGTTGCTCCTGCTCCATATCCACTGTCAGATACGTTAGCTGATGCTAATGATGCTTGACCAATAGTTTGTAAAATGTGCTTGTCTTTAGTAAAAGCTAATGCTCTTCCTATTTCTTGTGAGTAAGCACTTCTTACGTCCCAATGGTTTTTTGCTTCCTCAATATTTGATAAAAATACTGAAGATGTTAAAAGGTCATTAATTGTAATAACCTTTTCGTTGTGATTTACGTCAGAACCGTTGATTTCTGCTCCTGCTGTGTGGTAAGCCGCCGCTACTCTACCCATTACTGGGAAAGTTGCTGATTTACCAGATGCGATACTTCTTACCATATCTGCACCTGCTGTTTTTGAAGCTCTATCAAATGAAGTAATTACTTCACCTGCGAATACTTTTAAAAACAATGCGTCTTCTGAACCACCTGCATTTGCTCTTCCAACTGATACTGGATTTGCGTTTGCCATATTTGTCTCCTTTGTGATTTATGACTTAGTTTATAAAAGCCTCTTCAATTCAGTTATTTAGTCAAGATTGTCTACCGCAGTAGGTCAAGTTATTTGGCTAATTAAAGTTGGCAGTTGCCACGCATAAGCGTTGCACAACTATATTAACAATCCCACTTACGTAAAGCTAATGCTTTTCTAGTAGGTTTGCCGTTTTTAGACATAGCTCCTTTTACACCACCCATACGAGCACAAAACGATTTACGTCTTGAACTTGTTTTACTTTTGGTAGGTGCTTTTAAGTTATGTCCTTTGCTCTTAAAGTGAGCTCTCCCTGCGGCGTTTAAGCCGCCTGAAGGACTTTGGTATTTTTTAGCAACCATTATGCTTTCGCAGTTTTGGCGGCTCTCTTAAATTGTTTAGCAGTAGGTCTACCTTTAGCTCCTGCTTTTCGCATTTTTTCACCTGAACCTGCTTTAATTCTAGCACGTTTTTTATGAATGTTTGCGTATAGTCCGTTCTTTGCCATATTATTTTTTCTTTTTACTACTCATTATTTTTGATTTTAAAGCGGCAGGTAGTCTTTTCTGTCCACCTTTTAACGCTTTACTTGGTCTTCCTTTTTTAGAACCATAAGTTCCTTTTCCCATTGGCATATTTATTTCTCCTTTTTGGTTTTATCTACTAGGGGTACTTTTGATTTTTCAATAATGTCATCTATTTGTTTAAGACAACATTTTGCATGAGTTCTTTTATCAAATCTATCTTTCAATATATCCATAAATTTATCATGGTCAGCAACACCCACAGGGTTTTGTAAAAATGTATCTATTGTTGCAGTATGTTCAGCTTCATCAGCTTCATACCTTTTCTTTAACGCATGTAACCAAGCAATCATATTATAACTCCGAGTTAGATATTTTGTTTTTAACCATTGCTTGATAAGCAGGGTCTTTAGCATATCTAGGGTCAGACATAGCTTGTGTAACTTCAGCCCAAGATGCGTAACCTTGTTCAGGAGTAGGCGTAGCTCTGCCTTGTGTTAAAGAAGGTTCTGAACCATTTGCTGATTCATACTTAGCTTTAAGACCATCAACTGCTAATTTAACAGTGTCCATATCTTTACTGTTTACTGCTGTGTTATATGCTTTTTTCTCACCATCAGACATATTACTTGCCGCCCATTCAGCCATTTCTGTGTAGGCTTCATCACCACCTACCATATTTTTAACGGTTGAAGTTTGTTGGTCACCAATAGCTTTTTGTCCTGCAATAAATTGGTCAACATATTCTTTTGGAATACCTGACTTTTCTAATGCGTCATAAGATTTATCATCTAGTTTACCATTTTGTGCATACTCATCAGCTAAACTATCCATGTTTAAACCTGCATTTTCAACAGCTTTTTCAGCTATATCTAATTCACCTTTTTGTTCTTCTTTAGGTTCTTCTTCTTTTAAAGTTGCTTGATTAACTGGGTCAACTTCTTCTGTTTTTGGAGATTGTTCACCAAGTTTTTTTTCAAGTTCCGAATAACTTTTTGCCAAATCTTCAACTGACTTAAATTTTTCTGGTAAACCTTGAACACTTTGTGTAGACTGTTTCTCCTCTACTGGCTTTTCGCTAGTAGTTTCTGGTTGTTTTATTTCTACTGTTTCTACCATTTTTTATTCCTCTATTGTGGTTGTGGTTTAGTTGCATTATTAGCAACAGGTGCTACAGCTTTCTCAGCCATTTGCATCATTTGCTCATTTTGCATTTGCTCTTCTTGAGCTTCCTGTTCTTGTGCCATTTGTTCTTGTGACTTTATTAAACCTTCAGTTTCAATTCCTAAACCAGTAGCAATACGCTTAATTAAATCGTCTGGGTTTAATGACTGCACAACAGCAGGATTTATTTGAGCTAAGTTACCTATCTCAGCTACAAATTCTCTTAATTTTTGTAAATCATTTCCTCTACCTAATGCTTCAATACCAGTAATAATTGTAGGTCTTACTGATTTTTCAGGTAATGATGGTATTTCATTTGCTTGTTCCATTCTTTTCATAAGAATAGTTACTAATGGTAATTGAAATTCTTGTGATAATAAAGAATATATACCACCCATTGCTGTTTCTAATTGTTCAGCCATGTATCTAATTTCTTGAGCAGTCACACGTTCAGCATTTCTTTGTATTGCTGTATGTAATAAGAAAGCAAATGATAATCTTTCTTCTAATTTTTGTATACTTCTTTCTACAACTTGTAAATCATATTGTTTTTCTGCTTGTAGTACAGACACATCATCTCTGCTTCCTGTAATGATGTCACCATTTCTACTTAATGATAAATCTTTTTTTCTAGTCACTGCATTTGGTCTTACCATAAATACTACTTTACTTGAAGCCGCCGCAGATTCTACTAATGCTTGAGACAATCCTTCTAATGATTTTAAATCTCCTAAAAATTCTTCTACATATCCTCTACCATAGTCTTCATTATCAACTCTAACCATTCTTAAAGCTTGGTAAGGCATACGTTCTTTATTAAATGTTCCAACAGATTCAGGCATTTTAATACCATTAACTTCTTGACAAACATAAAATTTCTTATCGTCTAATTTATATATGTGAGTATATAATTCTATCTCTTCATCTTTTTTATATTCAGGGTCAGCTATAACTTGTGCCGCTATTTCTTTACCTAAAGCTAATATACTTAATTTTTCTTGTATAATTATTTCACAAACATTACCTGAACTATCTCTTTGACAAACATATTGATGTAAAGGAAATACTCTCATGCTTCCTTTTTTAGGTAAATAAGTTAGTACATTACCAGACACTATCAAATGTTTTAATGCTTCAAATACAGATACTCTTAAAGCAAGTTGTTCAATTTTATTTGATACTTCTTTTTCTATAACAGCTAAAGATTTTTCTACATCAGATTTTATTTCTTTGTTTTCATCTAATTCTTGTTTAGCTTTTCCTGCTATTGATAATCTAAAGAAGGGAGAGTTTGGTGGAAGTAATAGTAATAAAAGTTTAGAAGCTAAATTGTTTACACCCCTAGCTCCTACAGATTGGAAAGGGTTATACAAATCAGAAGATGCTGTAAAACCATCTGGTTGTATTAGAGAGGGAATAGTGACTTCAGAACATTCTTCTGCTCTATCTAAGAAATGTTCTCTGTCTTGTTTTAATTTTGAATAA